CAAGACGCCGCCCATCGAGCCGACGTGGAAGCTAGAAACCAGCCCCGGCAACTTCCAGTGGGGCTACACCTTTGGGCTTGACGATCAGCCGACCAAAGGCGAGTTCAGCGCGGCGATTAAGGCCATGGCCGAGGCGGGCTACACTGACCCTGGTGCGGTGAATCCGGTGCGTAATTTCCGCATCGAGGGCAGCGTTAACTTGAAGGAAGGCCGCGACAACTTCGCCGCCGTGTTGACTGAGTTCCACCCCGAGCGCGAGTTCTCTTTAACGCAGATCGTTACAGCCTGCGGCGTCACGCCGGGCGAGGTCGATACGGCCTGTATCCACGGCATCGCCATCGAAGATGACGGCCTCGACAACGTGCTGGAGTGGATACAAGAGCGCGGGCTACTGCTCGCCAAGGCCAACCCCGAGGGTTGGTACGGCGTCGTCTGCCCGAACCACGCTGAGCACACCACAGCCGACGCGCAGGGGCGGTATCACCCCGTCACGCGCAGCTATACTTGTTTCCACGGGCATTGCAGCGACTGGAACAGCGAGAAGTTCCTGCGCTGGGTCGAGGCCGAGGGCGGCCCCAAGACGGGCTACGGCCTGCGCGATGACCTGCTCGCCAAGAAGATGGAGGCTGCTTTGTCGAAGATCACACCGACCGAAGAATACCCAGATGAAGCCGCCGAGGTCATCAAAGAGGTCGAGCGCCGTGAGCTCGGTCGCGTCGAGAAGTCCAAGTGGTATGAGCGTTTCGCGTACGTCGTGAGCGACGATGCTTATTTTGATTTAGCCGAGCGCCATGAGATCGCCCGCACGTCGTTCAACGCCCTGTTCCGCCATGTGACGTGCCACAGCATCCACAACAACCGCCGCATCGAGGCGTCAGTCTGCTACGACGAGAACCGTCAGGCCATGGGCGCGCATGTGCTCGCAGGCGTCACGTTCGCAGCGGGCGAGTCCATCCTTGTTAGCCGTAACGGTGTCGTCTACGGCAACCGCTGGCGCGACGCTCGACCTACTGTCAGTGCAGGCGACGTGGGCCCATGGCTCGCCCACGCCGAGCGCATGATCCCAGACCCCGCCGAGCGCGAGCATGTGCTTGATGTGATGGCCTACAAGCGCCAGCACGCCAACCAAAAGATTAACCATGCCGTACTGCACGCCGGCAAGCCTGGCAGTGGTAAGGACACGCTCTGGGCGCCGTTCTTCTGGTCTATTGGCGGCGATCAGCGCGTTAACGTCACCACGGTGCGCAACGAGGAGCTCAACAGCCAGTGGGGCTACGCGCTGGAGTCCGAGGTCATCGTCATCAACGAGCTGCGACAGGCCGAGGCGCGAGACCGTCGGGCACTCGAAAACAGCCTCAAACCCATCATTGCTGCGCCCCCTGAGTTGCTCACCGTTAATCGTAAGGGCTTACACCCTTACGAGGCGCTCAACCGCGTACTGGTGGTGTCGTTCAGCAACGAGCGCGCTGCGATCAGCTTGCCATCAGACGATCGGCGCTGGTTCGTCGTCTGGTCAGACGCCGACCGGATGCCGCCCGCCGAGGCGCGCGCGCTTTGGAGCTGGTACTACGCGGGTGGCTTCCAAGCCGTCGCCGCGTGGCTCGATGCCCGCGACGTGTCGGCCTTCAACCCTGGCGCCGCGCCGCCGATGACCGAGGCCAAGCTCATTATGATCGAGTCGGCCATGAGTACCGCCGAGTCGTTCCTTGTCGAAATGATCCGCACGCGGCAGGGCGACTTTGCGCGCGGCGTCATCGCCTCGCCTTTCTACTCCATTTGCGACCGTCTGCAAGGCCTCGCGCCGTCTGGCGTCAAGGTCGTACAGGCGGCGCTCATGCACGCGTTGCGTGATGCGGGTTGGGTTGATTGCGGGCGCTTACACTCACGCGAGTTCCCGACCAAAAAGCACGTTTTTGCTCACCCGCAGTTTGCAACCCTTGGCAAGTCAGAGCTGCGACGGATGGCCGAAGGCCTGGAGCCCGTGCTATCAGTGGTCGGAAAATAGCCAGTCAAGGATGACGGTCGCGGCGATAGTCAAGAGAAAGTAGATCACGTTGCTTGGCCTTTAGTTGATGGTAGCGAGCGCGTACTGTGGTGCGCGTACTGGGCGGCGGTGGGCGGTGCCAGCGGGGCCGGCGCGCGTCCTTGCGCGCAAGGTCGATCCATCGACCCAGCCGCCGCCGCCACCATTCAGTTAGCTCGACTCTGGCCATCGTTCAGCCGCTCCAGCGCGCGCCGTGCGATGGCGTGTGCGTCCTCGCACTGGTCGCGGCTCATGTTGGCTATGCGGTGCAGCGCCGCCTCGTAGTGCAGCAGCTTATACACGGCCTCGGTGTAGAGCTTCACTACACGCGTGAGCTCGTCGCGGTCTACGGGCGCGCTCATGAGTCGATTTCCTGTATCAGTCGGTCGATGAACCAGCGCGCCTTTTTATATTCCTCCGCCCGTGCTGCGTCGTGGTCGCCGTTCTTATGCCCGACGCGGCTCAGGTACTTGAGCGCCGACAGGCGCAAGTAACCCTCAAACTCCTCGGGCGTACTCTTAGCGCGCATGTAGTCGATGGTCTCGATGCCGCCGACCTTGTAGTGGTCGGGCTCGATGGCGTCGCCTACTGCGGGCGCGTGCTCAGGCGTACTGTGGCCCGCGTCGTACTCGCCCAGGATGGCGCGCAGCTCGTCCGTACTGAGCGTGCAGCGCGCGCGCTCAGGCGTTCTGTACATGGTCTCGGGGTCATCGGGCGGGTCAGGCGGTCGGCCTATGTCGCGTTCAAACTCGATAGCCTCTAGCGTTGTCAGGTTGTGCACACTGTTACCCTCTACCAATAGTCGCCACCCCAGCGCCGACGTGAGCACGCCCAGTTCGGCGGCGGCACGCGGCGCCACTCGTAGTGGTGCGCGGCCTCCAGACGACGCCAGAAGCCGCGCAGCCAACGGATCATCGCAGCGTGTCCCACGTCGGACCCACGGCGGCAGCCTCTAGCTTAAAGTTTTTAATAGGCCGACGGCGAATGACGTTTTCAGACGGCCACACCATCAACACGGTTCCGGCCTCATGCTTCCAGCACCCCTCATTAGTGACGCCGGCGCCCGTATAGTAGAACGCGCGGCGCAGTCCATCTAGGGCGCTTTTATTGGTGCCGAGCGCCAGCGTGTCGAGCTTCTGCGCGCATATCTCAGTCGTCAGCACTACGCGCCCGTCGCGGTCGTCGGCCATGGGGCCGGTGGCGAACACGTCGGCGTGCGCCGTAGTGGCGAGGGTAGCCACGGCGAGCGTGGCGATTGTTGCAGTCTTCATGGTCTATGGTCTCCAGTTGGTTATTGATTAACGGTCGAAAGGGTCAGAAACGTGCGGCGCAATGCGGAACGCGTCGCGGGTCGGCATGTCGTCGAGGTGTCCAGCATCGACTGCCCATTGGCAGTCCCGTAGGTGCTCCGCCAGTGCAGCGTCGGCGTCGCCGTAGCTCTCGAACGTCTCCGGCTGCTCATCAAGCTCCCAGACGTTTTCCCAATGGTTGCCGATTAGGGTCAGCACTACCCATTGCTGCGCGGCGGTCATGCCTTTTCCTCCTCATAGGTATCTTCGGGACATCCAATCGCTTCGAGTAATTCATCGTCCGACATTTCTGCCAATCGCAGAAAGATTGCTTCCCGTACTTCAGTAGGGGTTGTGCGTTCGCCGTCCTCGCTGCTATTGATGACCAAAAAGGCGATGGAATACATATGGTTGTAGCGTTTCATGCCTTTTCCTCCCGGTAAGCGTCCATCATGCCCGTGGCAATTTCGATCCAGTTGACATCGGCGAGGAACGCGCGCGCCCATCCTTCCACGGTGCCATTCGGCGAGGTGTCGTCTACATGGTCGCCGATAAAGTTGAGCGCGAATTCTTCCAGCTGCACGGCGAGGTTATAGGCGCTGTCGCCCGCAACTTCTTGCGCCCACATGTCGCGCGGGTCGATGCTGTCGAACAATTCGAGGTTGACCTTCCATGTGGGGAAGTTTGTCCAGCCGTTATATCGGTTGTCGGTTGTCGGTTGTCATGTCGTGAACTCCAGTTTAGTGTATCGAACGAAATAATCTTACAGTCTGTAATCAATCGCCGCAAGCCCGCGACACGGCAGCGCATACGGCAGCGAACGTGCCCGCCAGATAGACGGGCATAAAGGCATCGGCGTAGACCCATGGCGCGGCGATCAGTAGCGGCGCGGCGAGCGTGGCGCAAACGTGAGAGTAACGGTAGGTCATGGCGTGGTGCTCTTGGTGAGGAGGCGGGCGCTTATGCGCCCACCAGATTAAGAATTGCCAGCGTGAAGATGTAAACAATCGGGCTGGTGAGTAAGAGAATGTACAGCGTGTCGGCGAGTAGGTTCTTCATGTTGGCGTCTCCGTTTGCGTTGAACATGGGCGCTAGCATGAGCGCGCGCGCATAGGCTGTCAAGGATTATTTTACAAATATTAGTGGCTTCCAGCGCGTAGCATTTTGTGGGCATTGTGGGTCATGGTGTGGGTCATGTTTTTC